ATGATGGAAAAGTTAAGTACAAGTGCATCAGAAAGTGATCCACCAGAAATGTTACGAACATGAATGTTTGCCCCACCAGCTCCCACGTTTGACCAGATGTTGTAATTTGCTGCGTTCCCTGCGCCTGCGTTAAGAGTAATTAAAAGATTATCTACTGCGGCAATAAGCGTACTATTAAACGCAAAAGAAACTGTAGTATTTGCCGCCAAAGCCGCCGCATTCATCGTAATCTGACCTGTAGGCTTGTTTAGCGTTACAGCGGTAGATTTTGATGTTGCTTGTGTAACAGTACCACCTGCACCTGTGCCGTAGCCAAGACCTGCAACATTGGTAACAAGTACGTTTCCGCTGGAGTCGATACGCATACGTTCGCTAGTTCCATTTGTTTGAAATCCCATAAAATTGGAAACATTGCTGTAAAAAATGCGACCGCTTTCAGTTCCAGCATTTTGAAAAACTACAGCTCCAGAATTTGTTGCGTTTCCATTAAGAATTAAAGCAGCGCTTCTATTAGTGGATGAAACAAGTAAAATAGCATTATCTGTAGAAGTTCCTGAATTTGCTGAATTTGCCACATGAAGTAAATAACTTGGAGAGCTTGTACCTATACCCACATTACCGCTGGAGTCGATACGCATACGTTCTGTGTTGTTGTTGTAAAACACCATTGGAATGGCTTGAAAAGTGTAAAGCGCGGCTTCAGTAGAAGAGGCCCGTGCAATTAGTTCGTTAGTGCCTGTTGTAAGTGATAGCTGGTCAGTTGTTCCAACAACTTGCAATTTCTTACTCGGCACACTCGTCCCAATCCCCACACTGCCGCTGGAGTCGATGGTAATTTTAGCTGATGATGAGCTATAAGCGTCATTCACGGTTTCAATTGTAAATTGACCACTTGAACCACCACCCATACGCCATGTTTTTAAATCTGTTCCCGCATTACCGTTATATAGTTGTAAAAACGGCGTAATACTTGAAGCCGCCGCAGTTCTTGCTGTAACGCCTTGATTTGCTACAAAAGTGGAGTTTGCAAAAGTGACAGTAGTCCCCACAAGCAAGTTACCGCTTGTATCTATCCTTGCCCTCTCACTGCCTCCTGTGTAGAAAGTCATTGGCAGATATGTGCCTGTGCCAACTCGGGTTGAATAAATACGGAAATCCGTGTCTTGAACCATCACGACACTGCCCAAAGAACCATTACCAGTAGCAATACTTGTGGAATCTTCAAACCGAAGGTTGGCAGTGCCAGCACCTGCGCCAACAGTGCCGTTTGGAATAATGGAGATGTTTGACCCTGAACTTGCCGTACTCGTTTGAAACATCACACGATTAGCGAAAGTCGCATTACTAAAGTCACCAGTGATACGGTTGCCTGTGCCTGTGAATGTCAGGTTGGCAGCAAGAGAAGCAGTACCTGTCAGCGTAGATGTTCCAGTGACGGTCAAGGTTCCATTGACGGTAAAGTTACCAGTGGTGGTGCTATTGCTGCTAATGCGGATAAAGTCAGAACCATTCCATGCTACAACAGCAGACTCACTGACCGCCAACGTTACACCCGTGGTCGGGCCAACACCCCGAATCTTTACCGTATAGGTAGCCGATGTGTTGATAACCGTATAAATCTTGGACTGCGCTGGCGCTGTAATCGTAATATTTGCCGAAGCCGGTGAACACAATAGAATTGCCTGTCGGGACTGATTGGCTGCGCCTGTTGTTGTAGTCAGCGTGGTGTCGGCTGTAAGCGTCTGAGTACCCGCAATAGCTGAATCCAGCAGCGAGGTAATACTGTTATTTACTGTGTCACCCCATGTACCACTTAGTTCACCTGTTACTGGTAAAGCCAAGCCTAAAAGTGATGTATATGTTGTCGTCATGTTGTTACCTCAATTTCTTCCCAATTCGGGGTTTGCGTGTCATTAATAAGCGACCAGCCGGGAGTTTGCGGGTTACTAATATTTTGCCAGTTTGCGGTCTGGTTGTCATCAATGATTTTCCAATAAACCGCAATTACAGATCCTACTGTTCCTGAAGCTTGATTCCCTATGCGATCCTTATGATTGCTGAAGTGTTTGAAGGGTCAGGAAATTGCACTGTAAATGTTGTAGACGATGTCTTATCTGCGCCAAAGTCCAATACACAAACTGCTGGGTTACCCGTAGTAGTTTGATAAATCAATGCACCTCTGGCAGTCAATGCAGAAGTCCATACTGCGTTGTTAAATGATATGTACGCCGTTGTACCTGAGTTGCCTACAGTCGGAACCTGCGCAATCGTGAGAGCAAGACCACCAGCCGTGTACCCTGAAGCCACAACTTCGCCCGTAGACGTATAAGCCGTGGTAGTGGCATCAAGTGTGGCTGCATTAGTGTACAAAGCCATATAGAACGTACCGGACGTAAAGTTGAACGTTCCGTTCATCATGCCTGTTTTGAATGTGTTGCAAGTCCAGTTGCCGGTGAAGCTCATACACGATTCCCCTTTCGCACATTATCTACTGCGGGAATCACCTGCAAGTTTGTTGGCACATGCAAACCAGAAACAATTTTACCTTGCAACGGAAGAATATGGTCAACATGCCAAGAGAAGCCAAACATCTTTGTACGTAATGCAGCCAACTCATATGCTTGTTGGATCATCCAATGATCATCGGATGTTAACCATTTTGGGCAGCGCATAAGTCTTTTTGTTTGTTGCCTTCTTGTGTGTGCCAATATTTTTACAGGGTTGTCTTTACCCCATTTTTTTACACCATCTTTAATTTTTTGTGTGTGGTTTATGTATTGCGTATCGTTATGTTGTTTAACCTTATCCGGATTGTTTTTGCGCCAAACAATTAGAAAATCGGCCCTGCAAGTAAGGCATTCTCCCGTTTTGGCGCGGCGCTCTGCAACATGTCCTTGCACGCACGCAGCTCCTGTAAAGTACCGTTTGTACCCTCCGGCTAAAGCCTCTTTGCGTGTCTTTGGTATCACGTTGTAACCTTAATTTTGGTTTGCCCATCACGGTACGCATCGCCTCTTTCGAGTCCGTCACCAAGTCGCTTGGCAAGTGCCAATGCTTCCATATATTTTCCGTTATATAAAGCCACCATGTCGGTTTCAGCCTTCATAAAGGTTGCGGCTTCAACCAAAGAACCATACAGAAGCACGGTATCAAAATTGTCGCCAAGCCAAGTCTGCCCGCCCGTAACCGTTGTAATGGATTCTGGATAGAAGAAGTACTGCAACTCTATGTTATACACGGCATCAGGTGTTGGCCCTAAGATAAAGCGAAGCTCTAAATCAGAAGCCGCTTGCGGGCCAAAGAGTGCGTAATACTGCGGAGATGCCGTATCTGTTGAAAGCGGATAGGCTTGACGAATAAAACTAACATCTTTGTTAAGTAAGAACGTGTACCCCGTAGCGTCTATAACTGCCATTGAGTACGTTGCAAGAAAATCATCCGGACAATTTAAGTACTGGCTGGATGCCGTAGTAGATAGTGTTGATGTCTTACGTAACGAAGGGAATTGAACCGTGTTGTATATACGCTGTTCAGCTTGCGTGATAAACGTGTTTATCTGAGTGGTTGCACTAACCGTGCCTCCGCCCGCAATCGTAACTGACGGAAATTGATTTTCCGTGTACGTCTGAATCGTGTTATACAACGACGTGTAGTTCATGCCATTGGGCCTCTAGCTGTTACGCCTTTGGTCGCTGCACCTGTACCACGAATTTTGATGCCAGTTGTCTTTGGCTCTCTAGTGATGTCACCAAGGGAAACTCGACGGGCAGGAACGTTACCGCCCGGCTCAGAACCATTTGCAGCCATAGTATTAGGGTCTGGACGGAAGCCACCATTGTTCAATGAATCATTGACGCTTTGCTTTTTGCCAGTCATGGTATGAGGTTGAGCGTAGACGCTGGCGTTGCCAACTTCTTTGCCCATTCGCTTGTCGCTGAATTTAGCCATTATTTGCCTCTTTGGTTGTTAGCCCGAGCCATGTTGCGACCGACAGCACGCATTTGCATACCTGTTGGGCCACCTTTTTTAAGCTT